GTCTATGTGTATGACGTAAATGATCTATCCGTCCAAGCAACTAAGATAACTCCATCAGATGGTGCAGCTGCCGATAGTTTTGGTAGAAGTGTCGTTGCTAATGATGACTATGTAGTTATCAGTTCACACGGAGACGATAATAATAATGTGCAACAAGATGGTTCGATTTATGTATACGATGCAAACAATTTGTCTGCAACACCAACTAAGATAGTATCACCTGAAGGCATTCAATATGGTCGGTTTGGTTATGTGATGGACATGGCAGAAGGAAAATTAGCTGTTGGTACAGATGATCGCAATCGTGTCTATGTTTACGACACTGATAATCTATCTGCATCGCCAACTATTGTAACATCTCCGGATGATTCGCGTGACTTCTTCGGAACTACTCCTATAAGACTTCGTGAAGGTTATTTACTTATTGGACAAACTCACGATAATGAACGAGAAGGGTCTGTTTATGCGTATGACCTAAATGATCTATCTGCGGCACCAACTAAGTTAACATCTCCGGATGGATCTGCACAAGACTATTTTGGTAATTGGATTTCTTAATATCATGAAAAGGTTTACTGAAATAAGAGAAGCAAGGCGGTCTGCACAAGACCGTCTTTCCGCACGTGCGGCGAAACATGGTCTTGGATCTCAAAAGAAACTAGACAGGATCAAGAAGGCATCTGACTTTTTCAGTAAACCACCACCATCTTTCTCTAAGGCAGAACTGAAGAAGATGGGTTACGCAGTAGAATCTACTGACGCCCAGTTTGATGCGTGGTATAATAAGTCACGAGAACTTGATAAGATGCAAAGAGTCTCGGCGGATAAACTTAAAAAGTTTCCTAGGGGTTCTACAGGGTTGACTCCTGATTCGGTAAAGAAAGACCCTAAATATAGAAAAGCAAAAGCGGAGTCTGAAAAGATCTTCAGTGCGGTCAGACAACATAACAGTCGTGCATCAAAAGACTGGTTGCGAATGGCCCGAGATCGTCGACGACAGGACAAAGTAAAATAAGGAATAAATATGAGTAAGACTAAGAAACCTCGCAACAAAAAAATGTCTCAAGAGAAACGAGAAAGGTTGCAGTCTACTAGTTCTGAAAATAACAAGTTTAACATGACGGGGTCGCAAGGCCCCAGTCTTAAATTAAATAATACAAACCGCGCTCCGTCTAAGGTATTTCGAGGCGCATCAAGAGGAAGTTAAAGTGAAAACTTTTAATGATTTGAGAGAATCCAGAGTACCAGTTGGTCTAACAGAGGCAGCAGTATCACGGTCTGACTTTGAGAAGTTAAAGAAGGGAATGCGAATTGAGATTGATTTCGGTTCTTCTATTAGTTCTAGTCAGAAGCGAGTGTTCACTGTAAAGAGTACATCCCGTAGTGCAAAGTACAATGTCGACAAGGTTAATATGACCATTGATGGTAAAGGTAAGTATCACCTATACAGTCGTAATGGTAAGGACGCGACTCTTGCGCTAGGTAATATGGCTGCGAGTATTAAATCATATAAGATTTTAGGTACCAATGAGTCGATAGAAGAAGTATATCGTAAGCCAACTGCAGCAGAAATCGCAGCAGATAAGGCAAAGGAACGTAAGGCGTCAGGAAGCAAAGGTCCAGATTCTTCTGCAAGATATAAGAACATGAAGAAAAAGATGTATGGTAATGCGATGGGCGGTCTTAAAAAAGAAGAATCTCAGAAAGAATCAGTTGAACTTGACGAAGCAATGGACTTGATGAAGATGTCTAAGGAACTCTTGAAGCACAAGAGTAAGGGCATTGAGTTCGAGAAGGCTGCGGCATACATTCGTGCGATCCACAATAACTCTAACGTCAATGTCCAAGACAAAGCATTCATGGGTTTGACCAAGATGTTGAAAGACATGGACGACTTCACAATGAAAACTACCATCACTAAGATCCTAAAGGATAACGGATTCAGAGTGAAAGGTGGTAAACTTATGCGTGAAGAAGTCGAATTTATTGATGAAAACTACCGTACACTTGCAACTAAAGGCATGGGCGCAGAGACAAAGAACTCAATAAACGTTGGACGAGACGTTGATTACTATGAACCTAAGAATGGTGATAAGAGAATGGGTAAGATCACTAAGATGACCAAATCTGGTTATGTGGTCAAGGATGAAAAAGACGGTAAGTCTCACACATTCTCTTTCCACGATCGCGCCAAAGCAAAGGCATTGCTTGCAAAATGAAAAGTTTTCGTTCATTTATAACAGACAGTGTTGATGCCGAGAAAGAATATGGTAAGTCATTTGTCGCGTCTGCCAAGTCAGTTGGTGTGCAACGTAAGTTGACCAAAGAACTTGGTGTTAAACTCAAAGAGGTAGAGAAGTCTTTGGGACACGGTGGTGGTGGTAATGGACTTACACCGGATGATGTGAAGTCGAACCCTAAGTGGAAAGCGGCAAAGAAAGCATTGGATGTTGCATTCAAGAAAGAACAGCAAATGAACCAAGCGATGTCAAAGGCGTTTGGTAAGCAGATGAAAGACTTCCGTAACAAAGACCGTAGAGGGTATATGTCTTTGTTTATCGGAGAGTCTACAGAAGCTTGTTGTGAGGCATGTAAGTCTCTTGACGAGGAACTCGAAATAACTGAAGCAGAACATCAGGGTAAGACTGTTACTCTGAATAAACCTGTACGTGGTGGTTCTAAGAAGTTCTACGTATATACCAAGAACGAGTCAGGTAATGTCGTCAAGGTTTCATTCGGAGATCCGAATATGACCATTAAGAAAGACAACCCTGCTCGTAGAAAAAGTTTCAGGGCGAGGCACAATTGTGCAGACCCTGGCCCGAAGTGGAAGGCACGTTATTGGTCGTGTCGCGCATGGTAATTGATTTGTATAAATACAACCGTAACTTTTAATCAATAAGTCAACAGAGAATAATTACATTAATCTATATTAATTATATCAAATACGACTTATATTATAAACACTTAATGGGCTGATCGAAATGGCAGATAATAACACAACATTAATTGACCATGTGCAACGTGAAGAACAACGACTCGCAAGAATCGAAGATAAGATCGATAAACTTTCCGATGCAATGATTGACCTTGCGAGGGCAGAAGAAAAACTTATAAACATAGAAAAATCAAACGCACAACATTTTGAGAGGATGAACCGTTTCTCCATGCGAATGGACGATATGGAAGACTCTCTTCAAGAACAAGGTAAAACAGTTAAGGTGATGCAATATATTATTACATTGTCTGCAACCGTCTTTGCTGGTGTAGTCGTCAAAATATTCTTTGACGCATAAATTATTTAACGGAGACTGATAATGTCAGATATCAATAAAATTATGGAGGCATATTTGGGAATGGTCTCCGGAGAAAAGACTGTAGACGAAGCCAAAGGTGGAGTTCGAGGTAAGGACGGTAAACAATATACTGTCCAGATGAACCAAGATAAGGGTAAGTTATCTTTCAAGTTAACTAATCAGTTTGGTGATTTCAAAACAGTTAGTGCTAAAGAAATGGGTAAACTTTTCGAAGAAGTTGAACTCGAAGAGGGTTGTGGCGACTACGATAAGAAGTCTAAGAAAGAAGACAAGAAACTTGATCCAGTAGACGATGCAGAGAACGATAAGAAGTTCAAAGATCGTAAAGACAAGGACATCGATAACGACGGTGACGTAGATTCTTCGGACGAATTCCTACACAAGAAACGTAAGGCAACCGACGACGCAATCGACGGTGGCAAGAAGCCTGCTGTGAAGGAAGAGAAAGACGAAGACGAAGAAGAGTCCGAAGAAGAACCAAAGGACAAGAAGAAGAAACCTTTCCCACCTAAAAAGAAAGATGAAGAGGAACCAGAAGTAGAACCAGAAGCTGACGGTGATTCTGATATCAAAAAGAATCCTAAAACTGCCGACAAGAAAGCAGAAATCTCTAAGATTGAAAGTGTAGATACTCGTTCTGCGTTTGAAAAAATGTGGTCTGAGATTGCTGAATCTATCGATCCTAAGAAAGGTGCAACTGCTCCAGAGAAGTACGATGACCATTCTTCTGAACATGATAAGGAAGTTATCAAGAAGCACAAGAAGTCTGATAAGAAGATCGAAGACCAAGAAGAAGAAAGTCACGATGTTACTTTCAAAGCAGGTGGTAAGGACATGAAGCAAGCACCGGCAAGAAGTGGTGCAGACAATTTGTCAAATGGTGATAAAACACCTAAAAAATAAAATAGGTATAATATTATGTTATCAGAAATCTTTCACTACATCATGAACCTATTTCGTCAAGATCCACCAAATAAAGTGGTTATGTCTTCACCGGCAGAACCACTTCGTATGATAGAAGACATGACGAAAAGAGAGTTAGATAAACTAGGTGAAGCAAACGGTGTTCGATTAGATCGTCGTCGGAAGAAAGAAGTCTTAGTTGCTAAACTAAAGGAAGCTGGAATTCATCACGGATAATCCATGTCCTTTAAATATTATGTTCTAACCAGTAGTAACATATGGACATTAGAACGTCAATTCAATACCCTAAAGACAAACGAGACCGTAGTCATAATCAACTCTCTGAATTCGGAGTATGTTGAACAGGCTGCGGATTTCTGTGCGTCTAACGATATTGAACATCACATAACCGAATCAGACGGTACTCCATCAACAGGTAAAAACTCACTACTCGATAAGTTCCTAGAGAGTGATAATGAGTACATGGTACAGGTTGATGGTGATGATGTGATCACCCCCTACGGTAGAAACCTCTATCGTGCCATTGCACTAAGTGACTCTCCTCCAGACATCATATGTCTGGCAAATCAACTGTCTATTCAAACTCCACGAGAAGACTTCTTCGATCTATTTTCGAAACAAGTGGATAGTAGATCCGTGAAAAAAGATCACTTCTTTATACCTGTAAAACACACTTCCTTTTGGACTCATGATTTAACCTCAAGGGATAACCGACATACATATGTTCCTAAAGTCAGAGAACAAGAAATACAAAAAATGGTGCGACATGGTATTGATGAATCGACTGCCAGACAATGGATGAAAAACCGAAAGGTCGCAGAGGAATATACTATAGACTATGGTGATATGTCAAATACTCTTAATCGACTCGTGTTCTACTCACGTAAGGCCGCACAACATACCAAATTTGACCCTAGGCACAAGATAGGTGAGGATGCATTGCAGTATTACATGTTGAAGAAACTTGCATATGAAGGGACTTTGGATATGCAAGTTCGTAATGAACGTCCCAAGTATTCCTATCTGTATATGCAAGATACTAATAGTACAACTCGTTATGGAAAACTTAATCTCGATTGGATTCAAGATCTTATTGATAAACTAAATAAGATGGAAATGTATCCCAAAGGGTATAGGTTACCGGAGTTTGAAGATCCATATTATGAAGTTAACTAAAAATAATCTTGTTGTCTATGCTGCAAAGAACTACTACAACCCTACATACATCGATGGGGAAGAGTTCTTTGATGATCTCAAACGATTCAAGTATGTAAAGAGACTGATCAATCGATACCACCAGAGTGGAGACCTAGCAGAAAGACTCATCCTAAACCACCTTATCGTCATCTTTAATGTGTTTGGAAATGAAGCAGGTGTGGAGATGTTGGCGTTGAAAATACCCTTAGAACAGTGGCCAACTATCAAACCATTCCTTGTTTTTCTTCAAGCAATAAAAAATGATGACATTACAGGTATCGAAATGGATAAATACGTAATAGATAAATTGAGAGAAATAAGATGGGCATCCTAAAGTCAGCCGCAGATGTGGTCTATACAATTAGATTTTTAAAACTACTCGTTACTAAGTTCGAGGATACAGGTGCGTTCAAAGCAGGTATCATTGATAAGGACGGTAAAAGAAACCCAGATTTCAATACCGATAAGATGGATGACCGTGAAGCGTATCGAGATCATTACACATCTTTCCATCGTCTAGTATTTAATCTAAAAAAGATCATGGCAAAAGCACCTGGTGGTTCATCTGTGGTTGCGAGGTATGGTGCCGCACTTGCACTGATTAAAGAACACGGTGACCTTTCCGATAGACAACTCCAAAAGATTCATGAGGCGTCCGGTATAGATGTCATGGATATTTTAATGGAAAGTTCTCAGTGGTATGTACTGGAGAATGGGTGTGTTGGACAGGGGGTGTACCGTATGCGTAATGACTCTATGACGGACTCTGCGGATGAACTGGTGCGTAAAGGTGACCAAATCCGCATCGCAGAGGACAACCTATGTCACGATGTTCTAGGCATCTCAATTTTCGAAGGTACGCACCTAAGAACAAGTAAACGTATTTTATTTTCGGCAAACGAGATAACAAAATGAAGACTTACGAAGAATTCTTAAAACAGTTTGAAATGACTACGACGCAAGACGTTGTTGGGGCTGGAGATAATCCAGAGAGAGTTGTCATCGTTCGAAAGAAGTACGATCGCAAAAAGAAACGCAAAGATGCAGCCGCACTACTTCGAAGAGTTTTCCCAGAAAAATTTCAAAAAAAGTCATAATTTCCCCTTTACAGACGCAACATAATACTATATAATTCTACACTTAAATTAAGGATTGTATTATGTTGGTGGTAGACCAAGTTGACTATTTCATAGTCTTGCTCGAAGACCTTCTTGACACTGATTACGAAAGGTTGCAAAGCATGTTTAATGAGGACAAGTGTATCTACGTCCCAATGGACGGTGAGTCTACTTCGCAACTTAACCCCGAAAGATTCCTAGTAAAAAATCCTCAGAACTCATTTAGAAATCATCTAATGTGGGAAGGCCTTTTTGACCCTGAAGAACAGTCACAGTACATCGAGAAGTGTTGTAAGAAGTTCTGGGATACCGGAAAACAGATGCTTATTGAAGACTATGAGTATCAACAAGATGAACCATTCTACGACTACAACAAATAAGGGTGAGTGTGTCCGGTCTACATAGTCATATAAAGGGAAATAAATTCCTAAGTAATGTCTTCTCGAACATTGACAAAGGACTCTTTAGAGAGTATAATGTTACCTATTGCACATATGAAAAGAATAAAGTTTTTGTCATAATACTGTCTGATTGTTTCGATGATGTTATGAAAACAAAGTGGGATGAAGTCAAATCCCATTGTCTGGATAATGGCATAGATTTGGAGTTTGATATCATCACGGAAGATGACTATAAACATTGGGTAAACGATTTGTTTCCCACACATAAAATACTTGAGAACGGTTACCTTTCTATAAATGATAGATAACCTATAACCTTTGGAATAATAATGACAGTAGAAGTGAAATACGATAGAGACGACTTACTTACCGATTATGCTGTAGGTATGTTGAAAGACTTTTATATGATTGACGGTGAAGACTCACCACAGGATGCCTACGCAAGAGCATCTACCGCATGGTCAATGTACAAAGGACAACTAGACGAAGTACTTGCACGACGACTCTATGAATATGTTTCCAAGAAATGGTTCATGTTTGCTTCACCAGTCCTCTCAAACGCACCAGATGGTGATAGGAAGTCAAAGGGACTACCCATCTCATGTTTCCTCACATACGTCCCAGATACCCTAGAGGGTCTCATTGAACACTCCAGTGAGTTGCGTTGGTTATCTGTGATGGGTGGTGGTGTCGGTGGACACTGGGGAGACGTGCGTACGGTCTCTGACATTGCGCCTGGACCCATTCCGTTCATGCACACTGTAGATGCGGACATGATTGCGTATCGTCAGGGTAAGACACGTAAGGGGTCATATGCGGCATACTTAGATGTGCATCATCCAGACATTATAGAATTCCTAAATATACGTATACCGACAGGTGATGTTCAACGGAAAGCACTGAACATTCACAATGCTATAAATATCACAGATGAGTTTATGGCTGCGGTCTTAAACAATACAGAGTTTGACTTGCGTGACCCGAAAGACGGTGTAGTAAAAGAATCCGTCAATGCACGTAAGTTGTGGGAACGAATCCTTGAGGTACGTTTCCGTACGGGTGAACCGTATTTGAATTTTATTGACACTGCGAATCGTGCACTCCCTATGCCTCTTAAAGAGAAGGGTCTCAAGATTCACGGGTCAAACTTATGTAACGAGATTCACTTGCCGACAGGTCCAGACAGGACTGCGGTATGTTGTCTCTCCTCACTCAATCTAGAATACTATGATGAGTGGAAAGATACCAACATCGTGCGAGACCTTATTCGCATGTTGGATAATGTTCTTGAGTACTTTATCGAGAACGCACCAGACAGCATTTCACGTGCAAGATACTCTGCTGCTCGTGAACGCTCGATTGGATTGGGTGCAATGGGATTCCATTCACTCTTACAGAAACACTCTGTTGCTTGGGAGTCTGATAAAGCCCGAGAGATAAATAAGGTTGTCTTTCAACATATCAACAGACAAGCAATAGAAGAGTCACGGCTCCTTGCGAAAGAGCGAGGTGAATACTCAGACGGTTTAGGTTCAGAAATGCGTAATTCGCATTTAATAGCAATAGCACCAAACGCGTCGTCGGGAGTCATTTTATCAACGTCACCATCGATTGAACCACTGAAGGCATGTGCTTATACGCATAGAACTCGTGCTGGTTCTTTCCTAGTGAAGAATGTTTATCTGACCCAACTCCTCAAAGAGAAGGGTCATGATAACGAATCTACGTGGACTAGTATTATCACCAAGAAGGGGTCGGTGCAACACCTACCTTTCCTTAATGAAGGTGAGAAGGCAATATACAAGACTGCGCAAGAACTAGACCAGAATTGGGTGGTGACACACGCTGCTGACCGACAACCATTTATTTGTCAGGGTCAGTCTGTCAACCTGTTTTTCCCATCCGGCACACCTAAGCGATACGTCAATAAGGTGCATTTCAACGCGTGGAGAAAAGGGTTGAAAGGTCTATACTATTTACGCACAGAGGCAAGTTCTCGTGCGGAGACGGTATCAGACAAAGTCGAACGAGTTGCCTTAATGGACGACAACCGTACGATAATCTATGGAAAATCTAACTGTCCTTGGTGCACTAAGGCCATTGAAGAGTTGCAGTTGCAAGGAGTTGATTTCGATTATGTAGATCTTGAAGTCATCAAGAAGACTGCCGCAGAAGTCACTGGTCGAAAAGATGTTACGACGGTCCCTCAGATTTACATAGAAGGAAGATACATTGGTGGTTATGAAGACCTTATGCTCCAATTGAAAACGGATATCACATTGACCGTGGATGATGGAGACGAATGTCGAGCTTGTGAAGGATAAGGGCAAACGCCTTACATACAACTTATAATACAGGTCTATTATGTCGTTACTTAAATTTTCAGAAACATATAAACCGTTCCTATATCCTTGGGCGGTTGAATTAACAAAGAAACACGAAGAGATCCATTGGATCGAAGATGAAGCAGAGTTGTCTGAAGACGTACAGGATTGGAAAACCAAACTGTCAGATGATGAGAAAGTATTCATCACACACGTACTACGATTGTTCACACAATCCGATGTACAGGTAGGTGAGAACTACCACGAACTATTAATACCAAAGTTCAAGAATAACGAGGTGCGTAATATGTTATCCTCGTTCGCAAACCGTGAAGGGGTACACCAACGTGCGTATGCTCTATTGAACGACACTCTGGGTCTACCAGACGAAGATTATCATGCGTTCTTAGAGTACTCGGAAATGGCAGATAAGATTGATTTTATGAAGGATGGGAACATCTCTAGTCATATGGGTCTTGCACTTGCGTTGGCACAGTCTGTGTTCAACGAAGGTATGTCAGTATTCGCATCATTTGTCATGCTACTGAACTTCCAACGTTTTGGAAAGATGAAGGGTATGGCAACAATTGTGGAATGGTCCATCCGTGATGAGACTATCCACGTACAGGGTAACGCAAAGTTGTTCCGTGAGTTTACAGATGAACACCCACGTATCATCAATGATGAACTCAAGTCAAAGATATATCAGATGGCAGAGAATGCTGTCGCACTAGAAGACAAGTTCATTCAACTTGCGTTTAAAGGTAACAATGTACAAGGTCTAACCAAGAAGGAAGTACGTGATTATATAAGACACATCGCTGATCGTCGACTACTGCAATTGGGACTGAAACCATTGTTCAAACAAAAGAAAAATCCACTACCGTGGTTAGATTGGGTACTGAACGGAGCATCACACGACAACTTCTTTGAGAAACGTGTAACCGAATATTCAGTAGCTGGCATGGAAGGTGAAGACTTCGGTTGGGATGAGATAGAATTAGAGGTAGCTTGATGGACACCGAATACAATATCGAATGTCCGATTTGTGATATACAGTCGATCGTGAGGGTTCCTTATGAAGAGGAACTCCCACGTCACTGCCCTATGTGTGGTTCCGACGCAGACGCAGAGTCGACCTACGAAGAAGAGTAAGTTAGTGTCCATATAAGTAGGTGCATGGAATGGACATTTGAAAACACAGTATTCGACCCCGAAGAATCTTTTCTAGAAGATTATCAGGGGTTCGTCTACATCATCACAGAACTGACTACTGGTAAAAAGTATATCGGTAAGAAGTTTTTCTGGAAACCAAAGACCCTACCAGTAACCAAGACACGAAAGCGCAAAGTAAAGACTCGTGCTATATCGGACTGGAAGAAATATTTTGGTTCAAGTCAGGAAGTAAAATCCCTAGTTGAAGAGAAAGGTGCAGAGAATTTCAGGAGAGAGATTCTGAAACTCTGCCGCACCAAAGGGGAGTGTTCGTACTACGAAGCAAAACTACAGTTCGAGTACGACGTTCTACTCAGGGACGATTTCTACAACGCGTTCATTGGATGCAAAATCCACGCGAAGCATCTACCTAAAGACTAAGACACTTCCTTAAAACCGTGCGACATACGCTTCATCAGAAGACATCCGAGAGCGGTTACAAGGCACTTGCAAGTTAATCTTCTCTGCATACTCATGAGCAGCCATCGCACTAGAGAACACCTTAGCACATAGGGGGCGATCAGTCTTGATACACAATAGACGGTAGTAATAAAACATTAGTTCACTTCCTTGAAGCCGCACATCGCGACCTTGTAAGTCTTATCACCGAACAACATCTGGTCACCCATCGAGGTAGACCGCAAACCATACATCACGCCATCGTAGACCGGAAGATCTGCCATCACAGTCACATCTTCTGAATAGTCCGGATTGTTTTCGATGTCATCACGACTCCATGAACCACCAAGGTTCTGGGTGCGGTGATATGCATATTCTAGAGCTTCATCACCAGTACGAATACCGACCTCAACAAAGGCAACGGTACGAGGTGAATCTTCAAACGCGGTGTGGATAACAGCAACTTTATTCATTTGATATCTCCTAACTCAGCAATACGATTGGTGATTCGATTGTACTCACTGTTGTAGTACGTCTCATTGTAACACTCTTGTGCTTCGATTAGCATTACAAGGTCATTCATTAGATCAGCAATTTCGTTATTCATTATTTCACCTCGACATTTTGTGGAGCATAAAGACCTTCAAGGTCACGAACTTCATTATAGACTCGAACACGTTTGGCGGTCACACCAGTGACAACACCGCAAACCCAAGTATCAGAACCAGCACACTTGACCCAAACTTCTTGACCGACTTGATAATTCATAATTTTCTCTCTCAACTCAATAGGGTACTATTATCTCTTATTTTGGAAACAAAGTCAATACTTTTCTTAGAATAATTTTTCATAAAAACTTAGGTTATATAACAAAATGGTCTAAAAGAAGTGTTGACATTTGTTTCCAAAACACCTATAATGGGTACATAAATTAATGAAGAGAGAGATTTGATTATGATAAAGTATGTTATTAGAGAAATGAAGAATGATGCCCTTGCAAACAACATTAAGTTTGACTCTTTGATCGAAGCAATGAACTACAGAACTGAGAATGATATTGAGTCTGTGTCTTGGGTTGACGAAGTAAAGATTAGAGTGGATAACAGATTCAAATCTACTGGAAACCTAACTAAAGTTGAAGCAAATTAATTCACTTTTTTTCAAAATAAGTGTTGACAAACGTTTCCAAAAGAAGTATAATGGTTACATAAATTAATGAAGAGAGAGATTTGAATATGCCTAGTAACTACTTCGGTCTGAGAAAAAACCCTGAGTTCACCAACTTCCGCAACTACGTTCTGTCGTTCTATGCGTATGACGGTCTTTACCCT